TCAACGATCTGGCCGTCGCGCTCGGCCGCGCCGGCAAGCTGTCGATCGAGCAGGACATTTACAAGCTGCTGGCGATGAACGGTGGCCTCGGACCAATCATGGGTGACGGCCTGACGCTGTTCCACGCCGATCACGCCAACATCGTCGCGGGTGGCGGACTGACGATCGACCAGATCGAGAAGATGGATGTCCTGTTCGCCGCGCAGACCGATTTGAGCGGCGAGGAGGTCCTCGACCTGAAGCTGTCTGTCCTGCTGGCGCCCTATGTCTTCAAGGGGCAGGCGACGATCCTCAACACGGCGGATCAGGGTTTGGACCCGACCGGCAAGCTGCTGGTCCCGAACCGGGTGAAGGGCACCTTCGATACGATCGTCGGCGGCAAGCGGCTGAAGGGCAAGCGTCGTTATGGCTTCGCCGACCCCGCCATCGCCCCGGCGCTGAAGGTCGTGTTCCTGAACGGCAATCAGGAGCCGATCGTCGAGAGTCGCGACGGCTGGCGCACGGACGGCACCGAGTGGCGGGTGAAGTTCGATTACGGCGTCGGCGCGATCGACTGGCGGACCGCAGTTACCGACGCGGGCGAATAACCGCCCGCCCCCAGCCCGCAACCACTGACCGGGGCGGCTAGGCCGCCCCGGCTACGAGGATCCTCACGATGAACAACTTCAAGCATAAGGGCGTGACGCTCGACCTGATCGCGCCGGGCGGCGGTGTCGTTTCGGGCAAGACCGTCAAGATCAACAGCATCATTGCCATCCCCGGCGCCACCAAGGCGGAAGGCCAGCCCTTCCCCGGCACCGTCGAAGGCGTGTTCGATGTCGACGCCAAGACCGGTCAGGCATGGGATCAGGGCGTCACCATCTATTGGGATGACGCGGCCAAGGTCTACACGACGACCGCCGCAGACGGCAGCAAGGCCGGTTATGCTGTCGCGCCGAAGGATGCGGCTGCGGCGAGCGGCTGGGTCAAGCTGATCCCCACGGTCTGATGCCATGAGCCTGTCTTCCGAACGTCGTCGAAGGCTGGTCGACGCCGCCTTCGCGACGTTCGGGGATGCGGCCGAATGGACCCACCTCGTTGCCGCGCAGGCGCAATGGGTGGTGGACGGTGTGACCGTCCGGTGCCGCGAACAGGATCAGGACGACCGCTTCGGCGCGGTCAGCATCATCCGCCGATCCATCATCATCCGCGTGCGCAGCTGGGAAGTGGAAATGCCGGAAGTCGATCAGGTGGTTGAAATTCCGGAAGGTCGCTGGGCCGGTTCCTACGTCATCACGGGCAAGCCCATGCTCGACAAGTCGGGCGTATGGGAATGCCCCGCGAACCGGCAGGACATCATCTGATGGCCGTGTCGGTGAAGAACACCGGCTTCGCGGACCTCGATCGCCAGTTGGCCAAGCTGATGCAGGGCGTGCCGCAGAAACGGCAGCGCGAAATCCTGCATGAAGGGGCGCAGATCATCGCGGACGAAGCAAAGCGCCTGGCACCATTTCTGACCGGCACCCTGCGCGACAGCATCATGGTCACAGATGACCTCGACGCGCGGGTCTATGGCAAGCTGAACGGCGGTATCTCCGTCTATGTCGGCCCGGTCGGATCGACCGAAGACGGCGATGTCTATTACGCCAAGTTTCAGGAGTTCGGGACGCGCTACATGCAGGCGCACCCGTTCATGCGCCCGGCCATCGCGGCGAAGCGCCCGGAGGCAGAACTCCTCGTCATGACCCGCCTTGCGGGTGCCGTTCTGGGGATGGTGCGATGAAGTTCCGCGACGCCGTGAAAGCGCGCCTGACTGGCGATGCCGTCATCCGCCGGGCGGCCGGCATGATCGACTGGACGCTGATCCTGACGGCGCTGCCGGCGATCACGTTGCAGATCGTGGCCGATAGCCGGCCGCAGCATCAAAAGGGTTTCTGGAAGGTCCGCCCGACGACGGTGCAGGTCGATGTTTGGGCGGAGGATGCCGCCACGGCGGAAGACCTCCGTGACCTATGTATCGAACTGTTGGTCCAGTCCGCGACCCTCGACAACGTCCAGTTTCAGCGCGCGACAATAGACCGGGTCACCGGTGGCGCGGAACGTGAGCAACCCGGCGCGCCGCAACGGCAGCGCGGGCAGATGTTCCGGTACTCTTTCGACATCACCTTTAATCACAACGCCAACTAGGAGGCGGCATCATGGACGACAACGGCAACAGCGAAGCGATCATTGCTTGGGGAAACGAGTTCCACCTCGCCGACAAGGACGACGAACTGGTCGAACTAGACGAAGTGCAGGAAATCCCGATCGGCGAAGACGAAGCCGAAGATGTCGATGTGACCCATATGAAGTCGCCGGGCCGGCGTAAGGAATATACGTCCGGCCTGATCGAACCGGGCACCGCGACGCTGAGCATGAACTACATTCCCGGCTCGCCCACCGACACGCTGATCCGCGAGGCCCACGCCGCAGGCAAGCCGCGCCGATATCGTGAATTCCTGACGGACGGGACCACGAAGAAAATCTGGCAGATCGACGGCTTCCTGCTGGTGAAGTCGCGGCCCCGCACCGTGACGGTCGGTGCGGTGATGAAGCTGCAGGTCAACGTCCGCTTCACCGGCGCGATGACCGAGAAGGCACCGGAAGCCGGCGCATGATCGGGGAACAGACGTTCGACGCCCTCGGAGAGCGGTTCACGCTCTTCCTGGGCAACGCCGCCCAGTGCGGGATCGAGCAGCAATACGATCGCGGGTTCTTCGCGGTCGTGTCCGATGCGATGCCGAACGTCGACGCGGCGACTGCCATGGCGGTCGCCCAGTCGATGACGACGGGCGAACCCCTGCCCGCCTCGATCGCCGAACGGGCGGCAACCGCGATGCGCGGAATGCGGATGACCGTTCTGCGCGATCTGGCGTGGCATGGCCTGCGCCGCCATCACCCGGACCTGTCGCCCGATGATGTCAGCAACATCATTGACGACATCGGGCAGGAGGCTTTCGGCGAGATCATCGGCCGGGCGATCCAAGTCGCGCAGGGCAAGGCCAAGGAGGCAGGCGACGGCGCCAAGCCGGGAAAGCCCCCCGCCCGCGCGACATCGAAGCGAAAGAAGACTGGCCCGGCCTGATCGCACAATGGACCGGGTTCGGCCTCGACCCGGCCGGGTTCTGGGATCAATGCGCGGTCAGCTATGAAGCCGCGATACGCGGTCGGATAGAGCAGCGCCGGCATGAATATGCCCTTGCCTTGTACGGCGCATGGCGGGGCGAAGCGTTCCACCGCAGCGAACGGCTTCAGCCGTACAGCAGCTACCTCCCCGGCAATGCGCCGGAGAAGGCCCTGACGATCGACGATCGCCTTGCCCAGATCAAGGCAAGCCGGTTCGGCGACAGCGCCCCCACCATCACGAGGATCGAATAGTGCAGGCACTGCTGGCATCGCTCGTCGTCGGGATGAGCGTGAAGGACGAGTCGTTTCGCGCCGCCATGGCGACGAACCGGGCGGAGGTGAAGAAGACTGGTCAGGAGTTCGACCGGTCGGCCGACCAGATGGGCAGCGCGATCGAGCGCGGCGCGCGGGCGGTGAACGCCGCAGCGATCCGCATCGTCGACAGCGTCGCCAACATCGGCCGGGAGGTGACCAATCAGGGTCTGAAGCTGACCGCCGGCCTGACCGCCCCGCTTGGCCTGCTGGCGCATACCGCCAACGGGACCGCGTCGGACTTCCAAGCGGCGATGAACAACGTTCACGCGGCGATGGTCGGCGTCGATCCCGCGCAGCTGGATAAGCTGCGCGAGGCGGCGCTGACCCTTGGCCCGGCGATGGGCAAGAGCGCGATCGAGGCGGCCAGCGCGATCGAGTCGCTGGCGAAGAACGGCTTGAGCGCGGCCGATATCCTGTCCGGTGGATTGGAGAACGCGCTCAAGCTGGGCGTGCTGGGGCAGACGGACCTCGGCAAGGCGGCCGATGCGACGACGGACATCCTTCAGCAGTTCCACCTGACGACTGGTGCCCTGCCCGGCGTCGTGAACAAGGTGTCGGGCGCACTCGACGCGTCCAAGCTGGATTTCAACGGCTATGCCGACGCGATCGGCATGGTCGGCGGTATCGCGGGCGGGCTGGGCTATTCGTTCGACGACATGAACACGGCGCTGACGGCCGTCATTCCGCTGATGACCGGGGGATCGGACGCCGGCACGTCGTTTAAGACCTTCCTGCTGTCCCTCGTCCCGCAATCGAAGGACGCGGCGGGCGCCATGGCGAAGCTGGGGATCAGCTTCAGCAACGCCGATGGCACCATGAAGACGCTGGGCGAGGCTGCGGAGGTGCTGAACACGAAATTGAGCGGCCTCAACGACAAGTCGCGGCAGGAGGCCCTGACCAAGATATTCGGCACCGACGGGATGCGCGTCGCCCTTGCCCTGATGCAGGCCGGTGCCAAGGGCATCGCCGATGTGCAGGCGCAGATCGACAAGGCCAGCGCGAACGACAAGATCGCGATCCTGCTCGATGGCGAGGCGGCCGCGACGCAGCGCCTGTCGAGTGCCTGGGAGAAACTGAAGATCGCGATCGGCGAAGCCGGGATCATCCAGTTCTTCACGATGCTGAAGGAAGGCTCTGCGGCCGTCCTGTCGTCGATCGGCAGTATGCCGCCATGGTTCTTCAAGGTCGGCGTGGCCGTCGGCGCCGTCGCGGCCGCGACCGGCCCGCTGCTGCTGATCCTGACCAAGCTGGCGACGATCGCGATCCCCCTGCTGGCCCTGCGACTTGGGCCGTTGGCGCTGGGCTTCGCGGCGATCATCAACCCGGTCGGCGTCGTCATCCGCCTGCTGGGTCAGCTGGCGCTACAGGCCGGCGCCGCGACCATCATCGGGCGGCTCGGTACGGCGATGATGGGCTTTGCTGGGCCGATCGGCTTGGTCGTCACCGCGTTGTCGCTGTACATTCCGATGCTGCTGGCCCTCGGCCGCGCGTCACAGGCGACCGAGGAAGCGCAGGCACGGCTTAACGAGGATCAGGCGCGCGGTCGGGAAATCACGCTGTAACTGGCGACCGCTACGGGCAAGGCGCGGGATGAAGCCCTGTCGGCCGCCAAGGCGCTCCGGGTACAGCGTGTGGAGGCTCTGGCGACCGCCAAGGCGATGCTGTTGGCAGCGAAGGCGAACTATC